GCAACCTGTTCAAAGTCAATGTTTTCTAACTCTGATGGCCTGCCTCCGCCTTCGCCTTGACTCATAATGTTTTCCTTCATTTATAATACTGTAATTTATTCTATTTATCGTTTTCTGTCAAGTTACCCTGCCAGTCGGCCATTTCATCGGCTCTTTTCTTGGCATCTTCAATTCTAAAAAAATAAGCCTCTGTTTTAACCCCACCGTATGTTTTTAACTTCCAAAGTCCACCGGTATTTAAAATAGCGTACTCATCATTCCCAGATTTACCTACAAGTGAGCCGCCTATCTCTTCCCATTCTATACTCATAACTCCCTCCGTCCTAACGCATCAACTCTCTTATCTAACTTCTCAATAATATCATATAGATCATCGCGATATAGCTCATTTATCATATCCAATTCCACAGAGTCCAAATCTTTAAGTTTCTTAGGAATTCCACTATTATAAATACTTTCCCATGTCCCTTGATAGTTTTTAATTTCGCTCATAACTCCCTCCGTACCAGTTCATCAACTCTCTTGTCCATCTCTTTCAACTGTGCTTCCTGCTTTTCGTGTGTCTCTTTCATAAGCTTCATGCGCATATTTCTTTTTTCTTTCTTCATCATGAAGCATATGTACTCTTGTTTAGTTAGCATGTTTCCTTACTCTCCATATTGAAGGTATATAATTTAACAAGTCTAAAATATCCCCTTTCTCTAAATAACCTTCCTCGCCTATTCTAACCTCATGATCATCATTAACTTCAGAGGTAAATTTGAGTATATCTTTAAGCTGTTTTATATCGCCTTGTTTATATTTCTTAAGGTCTTTTGGATCGTCAGGAGATCGTAATTCTAGCTCAATCTTCCAGTAAATGTGATCGCCCTCGGTATATTGATTTGTGGCTCTATAAGCTGTCAATATATTTCCATCGTATATTTTACTGACCATTTTAGCAGCTTGAGAAGGGTCATGAGTCGTCATAACCCCTTTGTAAGTTCCTGGTTTAATCATTCCTCTACACCTTTTTTAATTTCGCTCATAAGCTCGATCTCGGCACCATCTTCAAGGCTCTTTATCCTTCCCTGAAATTGCATAGTCCTTCTTTTGTGCATCTGCTTTCTTTTGCGCTTGCTTGGCTTAGTCTTGTTTGACCTTGAGTTCTTAAGCTTCTTATGTATTCTTACTGACCTTGGAAGCGATATTGTAAATAAGTCACTGGTTGGGAACTTAAAGAATCCTGGTTCCGGCGGTAATGCGTCAAAAGAAGCTTCAAAAGTTAATTCTTCTGCAATGTGACTTTCACTTAAATCTAAGCTCTCTATTGCTTCAAATCCTGTAAACTCTATGCTTTTACCTTCAACTACTCCACCTATTGAATCACTCATCCCTTCACCTCTCCATATGCCTTTGCAATTTCACCACATCCAAGCCGGGTCAATAACTGACTGATCATAAAATCGGCCTCAGATCTTGCGATGCCTTTGTCATCCAGTGACTTTAGATCGTTAAGCCTTTTCAGAATATTTTCGCGTGTCATAGCTTCTTTCCCGACTTTCCTGCACGTTTAAAGCCTTTCGCTGCATGTGTTATCGTCTTGCCTCTCATTGCCCGTTTAGAATCGGTAGTCTGCACGAAAGAGTTTTTAATATCCTGCTCCATCTTAATCTGTGCTGTTCTTATTGCGTCTGGTGTCATTTCTCGTCCTTTTTCTGTGTGAATTTATACCCTGATTCGCCGCCGGTCTTGTGTCTACCTTCTGCGTTTCTGCGTGAATCTCTTCTAGCCTCGAAGCCTCGTTTTACTTGCATCTCAATTGCGAGCTGGTTATTTTTTATCGTTTCCCTGGTCATCCTTATTTTTCTCCTTTTAAGATCTTATGCTTAAGTATTAACTCATACCTCATATATTCACTTCTGATCATTCCTTCTTTTCTGGCTCTCTTATCGATATAATCAACTTCCTCTTGATTAAGGCTAAATGATATTGGTCTGCGTTTACTTTTCATGCTGTTCCTTTTGTTAGGTTAATAATTACTATAGCAGAATTTATTAAGAGAATCAAGAAGAAAAACCACTTATTTTACTAAGTGGCTCATTGTTGGGTTATTTTCCCATACTTAACATTAAATTGTCAATATCTGCCGTGCAAGTTATAAGCCTGTAAGCACCTTTCCATCCTGCTCTAAACTTCTCTTCACCCTCTGTCAGCTTTCTTGCACTTGGTGGCTTATCACCATCTTTAATTTCACAAGCGACAGTGAAGCCGTCTTTAGAGATAAATATGTCGCAAGCATTTTTTAGTTGCGCAATGTCCAGTACTGCAAAACCTTTACCTCTGCAATATTCGACAATCTCTCTATGGTTTGAGTCTTTTCTAGCAGCTCGTTGCATTCATCCGCTCCTGCATTTTATCAAAGATGTCGCTTACTTTATCAACGCCGTGAACTGAAACCAGCACCACAAGCGTTTTAATTAAACAGTCAGCCTTTAGATCATCCACATCAATTAAATCCTTAAAATCCTTGAACTCATAAACTTTCATTCTTCACCTGGCGCTTTCTTCTTCTGCATATTTTGGCAGTTCGCGCATTTAAGAATTGTAGCCCAATCCGTTCTGATAAAATTACCGCCTTGGCACCGGTTGCATACTTGTTTCATTTCTCATCCTCGATTACAGTGTAAGTAATAATGTGATTTCTGTGTTGTTTAAGATTCCTTTTTATCGCGACCCTTATTCTCCACCTCACCAGCCACAGGAATCTTGATTTGATATTCCCTAGAGAATACTCTTCTATAGGCCAGTCATAAGTAAGCCCAGACTTTATACTTTTTGAAGAAACAATATTAAGATCTAAGAACTCACCAGTCTCATTATTTCTGGCACCGTACTTGCCATCGTCGAATTTTACTATGCTATAAATCATGATTTATCCTTTAGGTCATGATATTCACTTGGAGAAAGTTGCTGCCATATATCAAAAGCTGGTTCGTATCTTCCCCACACGACTAGTGAGAAATTATTTATATTTTTGATGTCTGTAATAACGCCATCCACAGCAAATTTTATTTCACCGTTCTCGTTTATAATACTTATTGCGCTTAATTGCCTACTCATCTCTCATCCTTTTGTTTTACTTCTATTATTTTCTGCGTAGATTTCTTTAGCTTTTTCTTGTCAATTGAAGCCCATAGCTTGCTATTTTGCCAAGACTTTTCATCTCTGGCTCTTTGTGAGCTTCCTTTCCCTCCGTGTGTTTGGCCTTTCATTTCAACGCCTTCAACGCTAAGTGAGAATAATCAAAACAATAAGCTTTCATCTTCTCTAAGCTATCTTTTACAAGCCTTACATCTTTGTTACAATTTTTACATTTCGTTACAAATACGTGAGGTGTTACGGTTTTGTCGTAATAGCTCATCCTTCCTTCCTTACATTTTATTCTGAATTTGCTTAATCAACATCAAAGCGCTCTTACTCGGCTTACGTCTTCCCTGTTCCCAATTTTCAACAGTGCGACCGCTAACGCCTATTAGCTTGCCAAATTCGGCGGTCTTGAGTTTCATTTGCTTGCGGGTTTGTTGGATTGTTTTCAATGTTTTTATTCTCCATCCTTTTTACATTTGTGATCTATATCGTAGTAATCTATTTTATTGCTGCTGCCGAACTCTTTTAGGCACTGGCGGCACAAATACCACTTAACCCCATAACCATCAACGCCCCAAGTAATGAGGCGTTTTCGCGCTCCCTCGGTCATTTAAGGCCAGTCATTTCATTGACCATTGAAACAACGTTGTCGTTTTTAGTTGCGTAAGCCATTGCGACTTCAAACTCAGTTGTGTTGAATTTCTTGGCGAGTACTTCGAAAGCTGATTTTAGTTTTAGGTCAGTTAGTGTCATGGTCTTCCTTGTTAGTTGTTTGTTTCAATACTCAATAATACTACGCCATTGACGTACCGTCAACCCCAAACATAGAAAGTTTTTATATTTTATTCTGAATTTTCGCCATCGTGAACTTTTTGACAAGGCTGTCGAAGTCATGCCCCGAATAATGCTTCCCGTCTTTTGGCGCTGAGAATGCCAGGAACTCTTTAAATATCTTTCGAGCTTCTTGGTATTCCCTATCACTGGCATCTTTGAAACCTGTGGCCATTTGCCACCATTCCGGCTTTCGGCGCATATCATAATCAATACTATTAAGTGATTCTTGAGTACTCTCTTCAATCTCAAGAATTTTTAATTGCAAGTCTATTTCCTCATCGCTCATTTATCTCTCCTCTGCGTAATCGTGTGAACTATCGAAGAAACGAGTGGTTTTCTTATTGAAAGCAACCGGCGCTGTTCCTGTTTGGCCGCCTCGATTCTTGGCGATAAATACCATCGCGTCACTAATCGGCTCATCATTTGTTAGCTCTCTGTGAAGTAAAAACACATAGTGGGCATCTTGCTCGATAGAGCCTGATTCTTTCAAATGCTTCATCTTTGGCAGCTCGTCACCTTCTCGGTTTAATTGAGCCATACAGCAAATATGCACATCCATATCTGTGGCCATATCTGTTAAGGTTGCCGATACGTCGATTATCTGTTCACGAATGCTTACGGTTCCGTCATCGCCTTTTATTTTCTGGAGATAATCGACAAAGATCATTTTTAAATTAGGATCTTGATTTTTCATCTTCCGGGCAATACTTCTGATATTTCCAATTCTTCTGTTGGTGGTTCTGACAATCTGCATATTCGTCGAATGTTTAATGCCGTCCAAAGCAGTCGTAAATTTTGGAAGTATTCTTCTTGCTTGCCTTTCATCGCCAAATTCATAAATTGAAACACCGCTTCTAACCTGAGTAATTCTTTCGACGCATTCGACTTCTGACATTTCAACCGATATAAAGCCGCAGCCAATTCCCATTGATGACATGTTAGACATCATCGAAAGACCTAAAGCCGATTTGCCGACACTTGGTCTTGCTCCAATAACTGACATCGTCTTAGTTGTTAAGCCGTGAATAATTCTATCAATGGCTAATATTCCCGTTGCCATGTATTCGTTATTATCTCCCTCGGCCATTTTAACGGCTTTGTTTAATACTTGCTTACAAGCTTCAGGCAAAGTTACCCCTGATGTTACTGCGCTTCTTTTCTCTAAGTCATCCAATATATTTCTGGATCTTGTTAAAAACTCTGTAGCGCTGTTTAAATCGTCTTTAGAGCAATTTATGAGCTCTTGTCCCAAAACTTCGAGCTTTTGCTTTATATGCGAGTTATAGACGTTTGAAATGTATCCCTGTATATTGACATCAAAGCCAGAAGAGCTAATAAGAGTTAAATAGAACTCTTGGTTTATCTGGCTATCAATTCCCATTTTCATTAATTCTCTTCTGTCACAAGCCCCAGTCATCGTGTAAAGTTTTTTAATGTCTTTGAAGATTGCATTGAGCCTATGATCGCTGAAAGGATTTTCAAAATTACTGATAAGTTCGCAATGGTCGAGCATTTCAGGCTTTTTAATCAAAAGGCCAATTAGGGAAAAATCTGTATTTTCTGTAAGTTCCATTACATTATGTCCTTAAGAGTTAATTCGGTCATTGGTTTTTTATCTAATCCATCTGTTGTATTTTTATATGCTGTATTTTCCCAAAGTTTATTTTTTGGATTTATCCATCCTTCGAAAAACTTCTTATTGTAGTTAGTTCTTTTTATATGATCCAGATAGTTTGGTATAACTTCCTCAATTTCAATTCTTTGATTATCTGTAAGTTTCAACCAATAAACTTTTGCTTTGTTTTTTGTTCCATATCTGCCAAATTCTTTCCAAGCTTTTTCAAACAACTCTAAATCTCTCTCCTTCTTTTCTTTCTTTTCATTCTTGTTAGTTGCCCCTTCCGTGCCCTCTTCTTGCCCCTCGTCTGCCCCTTCCGTGCCCTCTTCCGTGCCACCTGCCGTTGCTGAACTTTGGTAAGTGCTGTATTTGCAGATAGTTATCTTTGTCCCCTTCCGTGCCCTTTCCGTGCCTATCTCGCCAGTTTCTTCTAAATGTTTTAAAGCTGTCCTCACAGACTTAATACTTAATTTGGTCTGTTGTGATAGTAATTCTAATGATGTTAAAAAGGTTCCTCTTGGTACTAATTCGCCTTTGTGTCTACCTTCTTTGTGGTTGGCTTTTAATAAGCAATGAATAAATAGCCTTGCTGTATTTGGGCACTCATACCACTCCCAATCTAAAAAAGACCGGTGAAGCTTTATCCATCCGTCATTCATTTAGGAAGCTCCTCATCTTCTATCATTTGCCAGAATGAGCAATTCTCTAAAAGCTCTTGTATAAAGGCTACTGATCTGGCTAAACCTGGCTTATCAATATCAGGTGATTCGTTTAATATTTCCATTAGGTTGTTTTTGATGCATATGGCTGCTTGGATTCTTCCAATAGTCTTACTTTGCGCCATAAGTTTTCTTGTCGCATTAGACATGTAATTTCTCCATAAAAAAACCCGCTCTGCTTCAGTTTTGAACAAGCCCTATTAGAAGGCTCCCTGAAGAGGCGGGTAAAATTTTTAATACTTTGTTTTAATGACGGTTCAAAGCGCCATATATAAATATAACCTAATTCAGGCGGGTTTCAACTATTCCCAGTCCTTTTTACATTGCTCAATAATCTTGTCAAAGCGTTCGTCATGCTCGCCAGTGTAGATAGATTCTAGATATTCCTGAATAGCTTTAGGAGAGTTGCTGTGCTCTTCGTGCTCATATTCCCAAATAGCCTTTTCGAGACGCTCGACTTTCTTATCTAGGAAATTTATTATCTCTGTCGCTTCATGCTGACAATCATTTAAGCCGGCAAAAGTTTCCTCGCACAAAAGTCTCCAATCATGTGATTTACTATAGTCACTCATTTTTCCATCCTCTTTTAATTTTTAATCGCTAGTTTTCAAGTAATATTTTATGTATAGATATAATGTTTATTATCGCTCGTGTTTCATAGTCTTGACACGCTAAATCATCACTAGATATACAGAAAGTGTCATGCTCTAGAATTCTTCTCTCAATCTCCTCTTTGACCATATCTAAAAACTCGTAGTCTTCCATATTCTTAATTTCTTTGCTCATGACTCTTCCTTTTTTTAATCCTTTAGTTGGCATATGTTCTCAATCTTATCGCAGTATTCGCCTGCCCAAAAGAACTTTCCTGTTGCGACTGTCTTGGTTGAAAATAATCTTGCATGTCTTTCATCTAAAAAAGATCTATTTACCCAAGCCTCACAAAATATATCTCTATATAAATATTGTAGAGGCTTTGGATTAGCAAAAGGAACCCAAGATTTTTTGTAAATATGGAAGTACCCACATTCGCATTTCTTAATTTCTTCACTCATGATTCTTCCCCTTTTATTGTCGTCAATAATTTTACCATCTCCAGACTAAGTCTCTCACAATCTTTTTGCTTGCCATCATCAAAGCCTCTTTTAAGATCTAACTCATCAGTGATATTTAGTAGCTCATCTATGCAATAAGATATTAAATAAACCTCTCTTGGAGTAAGAGACAATTTGATATTTACTTCTTCAATTTTCATCCTTCCCATTGCCTTTTACATTCTGCGAGTTCCTTGTCTAAGTATTCGTCATACTTTCCGGCGTAAAGATCGTTCAAATATTTTTCCATCTCTTTAGGCGTACACATAGACCATCCATATCTTTCATCCCACAAAGCCTTTTCGAGACGCTCGACTTTCTGTTGAAGTATTTTTGAACAGCTGTGAAATCCATTCATTTCGCGTTCCCACGAATGCCCACATATACAGCACTGCGCTATTTTTGGGTTACTCATTTTTCCATCCTCTTTCTATGTATCTCATTGTGCCGTTTAAAGGCTCTGTACATTAATTTCTTGTCTAAGCTCGACCATTCAGAAGTGTCTATATTTTCGATAGGCTCAAAGTTTATTAAACCAAAGTTGAAAGAGTATAAACAGTCTTCTGGCATTATAAAAATAAGCTCCATTCTCTTACTATATAGAGCCATAATGCATTCCAACAAAGAAGAATAGTGCGGCTACTGTTACCGGTAGAAATACATCCATGAAGCCAGTTCTATTCTTTAAGTCTAGTGCTGCTTCAACTTCCCATAGATTGCATCTAAGCCTTTCTATCTCTGAGTCCTTATCTTTGTTGCTACTTTCTGATTTAAGCAGTTTAGTATTAAGGTTTAGCAACTCTCTTTGCATGCCTTCTTTAAGTTCCGAACGTCTTAGTTTATCGCTCATTTTAATAGCTCCGGAGTTTCGTGGATCCTATTTTTAACAGTGTCCCAACTACACCCATATATTTTAGAAATTGCACTAATTGATAAACCTTGATTTACATAATCAGCAAGATCTGGCATCGGGTATTTACTCTTCATTTTAATGCCTTTTCTTCTTCTATTCGCCAGACTTATTTTATCCTTATGATCTTTAGATAAAACCTTTCCTTTGTTATGATGTGACATATGAATAGAATCTTTAATCTCCTCAAGATTATCAGTTAAGGTATTTAGTTTATTATCATCTTTATGATGGACATGAATTGATCTTAATAATTTCTTTCTGTTTTTATAGCAATATATCAACCTATGTATATGGAGCTTTTCATCGAAAATACTTACAGCTGGATAGTTTCCATGCATGTATATTTTCCTATTTTTCATAAGAACACGCCCACTAGACCACCATAACATGGCTCTCTCCAAAACGGCTGCTTCAAATAAGCACCCACAAGTATTGTTGAATATTAATTTTTCTTGATTCTTCGGTTCCATAGAATATCCTTTTATTGTCCTTGTTTTATACACGATAATGCATCAGTCATTGGAAATCAAATGAAAATCCTCATAGATATTACCGATTATTTCAAGTACAGCTGAGCATCTAGGTACCACCGACTCTCGATTATGCAAATACCCCGCAACATCTCCATTATTCAACATCCAAGAGTAATAAGACCATATTAATTCGTAAATTACGCCGTTTTTGTCTTTGACTATATCTCCCTTATGTATCTTAATGCCGTTCTTATCCTTGAGGCCGGTGAACTGGCCGAGTGTTTGGGGGTCAACTTCTATATCCGCTGAATTGTCGCCATACGGCATTCTTATGTGCGGCACAAAGTCAAAGGATAAACGATCACCATCTTGCGGCTCTTCAAAGTAATGCCCATAAACCCATTGGCCCTCCTCTACTCCCGACCGTTTATTATAGCCACCACAATTAAATATAGTCTTTGCTCTTGCTCTAAATTTTATATTATCCATTCTCACGCTCCTTGATGACTTCTTTTAGCGCATCGATATCAATGTCGGCGATTAGGTTTGCAAGAGCGTCAAGGCTCTCATGAGGGATTAGGATGTCTTCCAGCTCAAGGCTTATGCAGTCACCATAACACATAGGCTCAATTTCCAGTATTCTTTTGCAGGTTATTAGTACTTTGCTCATCATGCTTCCTTTAGTTGCTTGTAAACTTTTTCGTAGTCAAAATTGTATTCGTTGGCGAATTTAATTGATTTCTTGCGTGACTCTGGAGTACTCCAATTTAATTTTTCGCCATTAACCATAATTTCATGAACTTCGACACACTCGCCAAGCTCAACGCATTGGTTGCCGTTGTGATCCTGAAAGGTGTTGACGGCCATTTCAACGTCAATCTCAATGCAAGTGTCATTGTCTTCACTAAAGGTGATTGTTTCGCGGTAGGTCATTTGAAAAATCCTATGATTGCGCTGATTGTACCCATTGTGAATAATAATGTGATTCCTAATAATAAGCCGATTGCGAATGACTCGGCCCATGCTACTGATCTTTTTTCGCCTTGTTTCATTGTTCGATATTCCCTAACATATATATTACAAATTCATAACTCGATTTCATACCCTGCTCTTGCATCTTGATAAATTGCGAATCTTCATTGTCTAATCTAAAAGCAGCGCTTAGGATAAACTCCTTGTTTTTTACAGATAATTCTAACGACTCTTTAAGCTCTATCAGACAATTATTCTCTTCATATTCACGGATAACATGCTTGTATCCATTTTGCTGCCCAACTCTAAAAGACTTACATAAAACCTTTTTCATATCCAGATCGGACTTCCTTAAATCTTTAGTGTCTTTAATTAAAGCAAACTCAGCTTTTAGGTCATCATCTAAATCTTTGATGTTGCCGTTAATCTCTTTTAAGAATCTATCTATCTTCATTTTTTCCTTCCTTTCGCGTTGTTTATGTAGTTATGATAGTTCTACTTTTTAATGATTGCAACACCTTTTTGGAAGAAAAGTGTAATTCTACAAAAAAGATCAATAGAGTGCTTGCAATAAAGTAGAATCCTTAGTAGAGTAGAACTATCAACAATAACAAAGGAGAATACATTGAGTAAGAATATAGATTATAAATCAGTGAAGCTTGAGGATGAGGTTTATGCAAAACTTCAGTACCTTAAAAAGAAATATAAGTGCAAGTCACTTAGTAAATTAATTGACCTACTAACAGAGGGAAAATAATGGGACTTGTCTATAAAATAACTCTTCCTGATGGTCGGTTTTATATCGGTCATACAAGAGTTGAATTAGAGTTGAGGATCTTCCAACATCTACGTAAAGAAAATTCATCATATAGGTATGGTATTTTTGTCAAGGAATTTAATCTTACAAGAGATAATATTATGGACTATGTAACCATTTTACATGATTGTTGGGATTCAGAATTTTATGAAATTTCTGTTATTTATAGACATAGAAAAAACGAGCTATTATTAAATAAACGAGTAAGAAAAAGTAAACCATCTTATAGCAGCTGGTATGATTCTTATAATCCTGAGCCAATCTGTAATATTTCAAAAGGGGCATATTTAGAATTTAATGAATTATGTACAAAATTAGGACTAAGTAACGATATATTTATGAAGAAGTTAATAAAGAACTTAAATAAGAAAGAATACCCAAACATGTATAAGGATGAGAAAAAATGACACTATTTGAATTTTTACTGAAGCTCGGCTTTTGGCAGTGGATCGGAGTTTTAATGCTTTCTGGTATAGTATTTGGATGTATGGCAACTGCAGTTGCAGCAATAATGAACGTAAGGTTATTTAGTTTCACCAATAATAAAATTACCAAAAAGGAAGAAAAATGAGCACTGAAATTAAAAAGAATAGCACCGACCTAAGAACTTTTATCTCTGGTGATGCCGTAAAAGAGCAGATAGCAAAAGCCTTGCCGTCAATCTGCACGCCTGATAGATTCTTGAGAATATCAATGACTGCGATGACCAAGACACCTAAGCTTTTAGAGTGTGATAGAGATAGTTTTATTGCCTGTCTTTTGGATTGTGCACAGCTTGGCATTGAACCAGATGGCCGCCGGGCTCACCTTTTGCCATTTAATAACCGGAAAGAGAACAGAGTTGATTGCCAGTTGATTATTGACTATAAAGGCTTGATTGAATTAGCAATGCGTTCTGGAAAAATCGCGAATATTCACAGTGATAAAATTTGTGATAATGATGAGTTTGTCTACAATGCCGGAAAAGTTGAAGCTCACCGGCCAAACTTTAAAGAAGATCGCGGTGTTGCTTATGCCTATTATGCTCAAGTTGAGTTTAAAGACGGCAGCAGAAAAGCTGAAGTAATGACTCTTGACGAAGTGAATAAAATTAAAGCCAGATCCAAAGCGGGAAATTTCGGCCCTTGGAAAACTGACTTTGACGAGATGGCAAAAAAAACGGTATTCAAGCGTCTATCTAAGTGGCTTCCTTTATCGCCTGAAGATGTCCAGGTAATACAAAAAGTTGATGAGAAGGAATTTTCTAGCTTCGATATGCCGGAGCAAGAAGCCCCAGAAGTCAAAACAACTAAAGAGGATGTCATTGCAGCCTTTGCCACCGCAGCAGATAAAGCAGACTTGGAAAGTAAATGGGAGATTGTAAAGGAAAGCGGCTTCTCAGACCACCAGGATGTAAGAGAGGCTTACCTTGATAAAATGGGGAAGTTAAAATGATAAGCGTATCTGATGAAATAAAATTGAGGGCTTCGATTGCGAGTGGCATCCTGAATACCGCATATATGAGCAAGTGTATAATCCCTGAACACCCATATGGAACCATCGAAGATGAAGCAATTGGAACCGCCAATATGATTGTAGACAATGCAATCAAAAAATCATTGGGGGTAAAATGAAATTCAAAATTCGCTGCTCTGCAATAGGTTCGATTATGGCCTATGCAGATAAACCTAAGCTATCAAAAGGTGCTGAAACTTACTGCAAGAAATGGCTTGCTGAACAGCTCTACAATAGACGCAAGGAAATAAATACTAAATACATGGATAAGGGAAATATCTGTGAAGACTGGAGCATTAAGTTTTTAAATGCCAAATTATTAACCAATTATAAAAAGAATGAGGAGTTTAAACAAGACGACTGGATGCAAGGAACTTGTGACATTAATGATGCTAATAAAATTATTGATATTAAGAATAGCTTCGAGTTTTCGACATTCCCGTTATTTGATACTGAATTAAAGAATAAAGATTATGAATGGCAGTTACAAGGCTATATGAATCTTTGGGGAAAAGATAATGCAGAGGTTATTTATACTTTAATGGATTTGCCTGATTTCTTAATTGAGAGAGAAGCCAAGTCATTAGCGTATCAAAAAAACTGTGATATCGATGAAGTTTATGAAGAAGTCAAGGCATACCATACTTATGACGATGTGCCGACAAAATTAAGATATAAGCGCTTTGAGGTTAAGCGAGATGATAAGAAGATCCAACAAATAAAAGACAGAGTTGAACTTTGTCAGAAATACGTAAATGAACTAATGGAAGGAATAGCATGAAAAAGATTTTACTAACACTCAGAGAATACCAGAACAAGCAAGGCGAAACTAAAAAGGCACGTGTTCAGGTTGGCAAGGTGCACCAATACCCGGAAGGTGGTGAATCAATTATCCTGGATGCCGCTTTGTGTGCCAGTTTAGCCGCAATGGGACAAAAGGCACTTCATGAAGGTAAAGACTCAGTTTGGCTAAGTATCTTCGAGGAGCAGCCGCAAGGTCAACCGATGCAACAATCAACCCGACCAGTTGAGATGCCGAATATTCCCGTGTATCAACAGGCACCGCAGCAACAACAACAACAAGCACCGGTATTTCTGGCACCACCTGAAAACTTCATCTAAATAAAAAACCCCCGCAGAAGGACGAGAACTGCGGGGGCCAAGGAAAAGACAAGGAATGAGCTTGCCTAGGGTGAAAGTGGGATCTTTAAATTACCATCGCTCTTTTGATCGAGCTTGTTACCGTCTAAATCCGAACCGGTAACTTTTATTTCTTTAGCATCGCCATGCACACAAATATTTTTAGGCGCATAAATAAATACTGAAGAGCAAGATATAAACAAAAGTGTAAAAGATATAAACAAAAGTTTATAAGATATTTCTAATAGTCGATATAATGTCATCACAAGCCTTTCGATTAAATGTGAAGTTATCGGGAATCTTTCCCAAAACCTTTTTAACTCTTTCTAGCCATTCGCATTCATCAATACAACTATAGAATAAAATAGGTTTGCCAGACTTTGCAAGCGTAGGGAGCTTAAGTTCTATATTAAAAATAGGGAAATTCCAATCACAGATAACAAGGTCAAATTGATCGATGTAATGAGTCTTAAAGTAGATGTCGAGATTTTGTAAAGTAGATTCTGTTTGAGTTGTGGCACCAAATTTATTCTTTAGCTTATGCCTAACGATCATCTGGTTTGTTTTCTCATCTTCGAAGTGCAGTACATTTAAGGTTTTGTCAGCTATCATTTCTTGGCCTCGCTTATTTTCTCAAGCAAAGAAATATGATTTTTATTGATGATCTTTATGAGCTCTTTCTGTGCTTGTTGGTTTGAGTCCCTTAATTTATCTACTTCTTTCTTAAGCTCGCCTATGACCTCTTTAATTTCGGTCTTATATTCATTAAATGCGCTCTCAATATCATCAAATTTTTTATGAGTGTCGTCTTTGTGAGAGTCAATTTTCCCATCCAGAACCCTTATTTTTTCTTTCATGACTACAATGCCCTTAATAATTGAAAACACCACACCCATAATAACCAAAGCGCTTCCCCAAAAGCTAATGTCTTCATTTGTTATACTCATTTTTCTTCTTGCCTTATTATAATATAGTTCTTAAAGTCTGGTGTTTTACAATAATATCTTAATTTTGTAATTCAATTACCACTAAAGTTAAAGCTCTTATGGCCTTGTGACCTTACAGCCTCAAAGTATTTTACTAATCTATTTCGTGCCATGTGACGCCTGGCTGTATTAACTCCCCACAAATACCATCTATCTGGAGTGTTTTCTATAATGAATAAACCAGTTGCTACCATGGTGACATCAGATTTCCAGCGGTCTTTATTGTTTCCACCTATTGAATAATTCGCATCGTGTTGATAAAAAGCCGGATTTAGATTAATACCATATAAAGTTTCCGGAATTATATACTCTAAAACCTTACTGTTATTCGGCCCGGCATATCCAAGATCTTTATTATAATGACCAATAGCCATTACATAAGATTCATACTCTGGAAGCTCTACAAACCACTTTTCTATTTGCTTATCTGTCATTAGTTGCCTTCTAATGCATCAACTCTGGCTTTTAAATTAATTACCATCTTGGCTAATTTCTGAAGCTTAGTAGCCTTCTTTGACATACCGTCAGACTCGGAGACTAATTCAGTCTTAGTCTTTGGCGTTCCATCTTCTTTATGCGGCTTAACGCCATCAATTTCCAAGACTTCTAGGCCATCATAGTGACCATCTAAATCCTGGTCATTAGTGTGGATAGCGAATACTTTATCTTCTTTAATAACTATTTGCATGATAAACCTCTTAAGCGTAGATTATTGAATCATTATTACCGTTCACAGCGTGAGCAGGTGAATAAGTAACACCCCCAACACTGGCAGCATTTATTGAGGATCGATTTGAGCATCTGACAAACTGGCCTGTAGCCAATCCGCTTGCTATGCGCATATAAGATACATCAGACGAAACATAATCATCATTTGTATTTGCTCTTGAGACAGTATTAAAAACAGTCAATTGAGACCCTCCAGTGCAGAAAATGCCGGTGTCAGTATTATAAGGAGTAAAACAATCAATCATTAAAATAGTTGAATTAGTGTCTGACCATAAACCAATGGCACCATGACTAAGACTAGAATCACCATTAATATCGCCTAAACCACCGCCTTCAATATGCACGCCCCGAACAACCATACTTATGCAGCTTATCCCGACACATCTGAAGTTTGAGCCATTCGTCATCAATAGGCCATAAGTTGACACCGCATTGCCATCAAATAAGATATCTTCACATCTAAATAATAACTCAGTGCCAAAATCTCCAGAGGATATCATTGCACCAGCAAAGTTGCCTCTAAAAATTGTCGCATATCTAGTCTCAAGATTAGTCGTGGTCGTGGCTGCACTTGCAACAAAATCCCCATCAACGACAGTACCCAACATAGTCGCACCACTTAAGATTATTTGTGAGCCTTGAGGGTGATAAGGAATAAGAGTCGAAGCATGCGTATAAGTACCGGCAGCACACTGGATAGTTGCAATAACTCCAGCACCTAGAAAATAGTCTTGTAAATGCTCATAAGCCTTATGTGGCGTTAAGTATGGAAGGCCAACAGAACCATCTCCTGTAGTATCATTGCCGGTAGTCGCAATATAAACGCTTGTCGAAGCGGTCAATATCTTTGTAAAAGGTATAAGATTCGCTGGAACCTGCTCTGTTACTCCACCCGAGACAACCGCGAAAATATCCGCTATTAAATCAACAGCTGTGCTTTTTACGGGTAATTCACTAAATTTTGTATCTGCCATTTTTTACTCCAGTATTAAATTATCGCTTGATTCGGTTGTTAAAGAGTCGCCTGATTCGGTAAGGATATTGAAAGTTTCGGCTGGTGGTGTGCCGCCACATGAAACATCTAAGCCTGATTCAGTGAACGGCGTCGAACCAACATTGGTTAGGTCGTTAGCTCCAACCCTGTCCTCAATCTCTGTGCCGGTTGAATCTGTCCAGTTTCCAAGCTCCCAGGCAGCTGTTAATTTTGCTTTTGTTGTTGCGGCTATACCATCGAAACAGCGGGGGTTCCCAGAGTTATACAAATTTGCCACATCAGTTGAGTCTAAATCTTCAGCCGCCATCCTAATAAACGCCATTGATCCAATCATAAGTAACTTACTTACTAGGTCTCTTGCGCCAATAAATAAATTAGCTGAATTCGATAAGCTACCTGTTGAGACATCGCCAACAGATCCAGCATCAACCATAGCTTCTAAAGATCCATCAATATATACAATAGGAATATTACTTGCTCGGTTGAAGATCCACACAACATGGTGATACATGCCATCATTTACTGTGCTAGTGGTGTCATAATAATATGAATGGCCGCCACTAACCTCTACCGCTGCATTTATAGTACCACTAGAGTTTGTACGAATACCCCACTGTGGGAAAGCTCCATTTTGTTTAGTCACTAAGGCTCTTGCAGTGGTGCCGCCATTGGTTGTCTTAAACCAAAAAGAGACAGAAGCATCGCCTGTGCCAACATCGAGTATATCGCCGCCATTGAAATAATTAGAAACACCATTATAAGAAGCACTATTGACTGCGAATATAGTAGGATCGCCACCACCTGGGCAAGTAAGAATCCCTTGCTGCTCTCCATCATAAACCGGTGTAGGTGATCCGAATAAAAAAGCATTATTTCCATTTCCTGAAACGTCAACAAGCTCTTGCCCAGAATCAACGCCATCATTTAAGGGAATAGCAAAAGCGTAATTATCTGTGATTGTCGTTGCATCGTAGCATTCAGGTTGTTTAGCTGTGCCGCCATTATAGATATCTAATAAAGCCTGTGGACCTAAAGCTGCTTGAAAGGCCATCGGTAAAGAAAAGGCACCGGAAAAGTAAAAGAAGTTTACCCCCTCATGAACCCGGGCCAACTGAAGGTTAGTTGCCAAATCATTCGGAGCGACAGCAAAAGAGCCTGAATTAGTATCGTGAACGCCATTAATAATAAAAGAAAGTGTACTTCCAATTACCTGAAAGCCGATCATATAAAGATTATTTTCAAGAAGGGTTACATCTGATTCAATATCAATTGAAATTGTGCCGCCATAAGTTGCCTTAAAACTCATCTTACCAGTTGGAAGTATTGACATTTGAGCAAAGTTTAAAGAGCTGCCAGGCTGATTGTAAATTCCATTCTCAACGGATAAATCAGTAGGATAAACCCAGCAACAAAATGTATATGCTGTTCCAAAATTAAAATCTGTGGAATCTGTTAAGCTTAGATATTGAGACTCGGCAATGTCTAAACCTAAAGTATTATAAAGAGTTGGGGTAGATGTACCCGCAGCCCCTAGAAAGCAAACAGGATGCGTAAACATTAGCTAAAGTCTCCTTGGAAGACTCCATACATGTTAGTTCCATCTGAAACGAAACTGATTATATCCACGGCACCCGCTGTAGTCGTTAAAGTCGGTGCGGTGCCTCCTGGCCATTTGTAATTGGCCCCGAAAGTTAAAGTCCTCGAACCGGTGCCATCTTGGACTACACGCAAAACATAAGTGCCTTTGTCTATCTGGTTTGTGGGATTTGCTAAGGCTCTATTTGCTGTAAGTGTCACCGCTGTTGACTGCTTATCTTCTACATCCCAAACAATACTTGGTGCATCAGTTAAATTGCCATTGCTAAATACTTGCTGAGCCGTGTAGGTATTTGAATTAGTTAAATCAATATCTAAAGTTCTGTCAGCGCTTAAGTCACCGCCACCAGTCAAAGTTGAACCGGTGTTTACATTTCTTGTTGTTGCGACTTTAGAAGTATTTAAAGTGTCAAGAGAGTCAAAAACAAAAGGGCCACCAAGTGAAGATGAATCAGGAATAATTGAACTTGGATAATCTGTATTAGCCGAGACAACAGCACCAGCTCTTCCGTTAAATGTTGCAACATTACCGGTGCCGCCAGTTGTAATAATTTCTGGATCAATGCCAAGTATGTCAGCTGCGGCAGGAAGAACGCCAGTTCCGCCAACGACAGCACAAACAATATCATATGAAGTCGTTACTAAAGTTGAGCTTGTGACAGAAACTTTAAGCCATTTTGTAGTTCCGTTAAGAACTCGACAATAAAAAGAGTCGCCATTGCCAATAGTCGAAAGGCGGTCATTAATATCAACGCCATTTGCATCAGTTGCCGAAACTCTTATGATTGTGACACTTGCAATTGTAGCTGAGTTAAACTTAATGCCACCGGTTGCAGGTTCTGAGCTTGTAACATCAACTTCAAAGTTAGTCTGGAAAGATATGCCGCCATTTACACCACCACCACCGCCAGCCGCAACAGGCTCATACTCGTCATTTCCTGAATTATAAGCTAAGACATCACCATTAGAAGGCGTTCCAGTAGAAATATCAGTACCTTGTAAAGCACTTGCGTTAAACTTAGCAACTGAAACTGTGCTTTCTAGTACTCTTAAATTATCTGCCGCAGCTTGAGCCGTTGAAACTGGTTTAGTTGAGTCGGGTGTGTTATCTACCTGATCAAGACTTAAAACAGTCTTAGCTTGTACCTCAGTTAAATCTTCGACATCGCCAAGACCAGTAGAGACACGGCCTTTAATTATGTTTTGATTGATTTGAGCAAGTTGGCTGTTTGCAATAGTGTTAGCACCAATCGCCGGGGAAGTAACAACCCAAGCCGCTCCATCATATCTGTATCCATCGCCAGAATCTAAATCAAGTATCTCATCGCCGTTCTTATGAACATTCGAGAAAGTCCAGTTAGTAGTAGTTGACGAATATTTTGCAATCTTGCCTTCTTTACTGAGCCATAGACCGGTGGCAGTTGCTATAACTAAATAAGCATCGCCGTCAGCAGGTGAACCAGGAGGAGTAGCAAGCAAGTCTAATACTGCGCCAAAGTCTCTAAAGTTTCTATCAACTACTTTATCTAAGCCATCGTTAAGTGTAACCGGTGCTGATGTTGCATAGCGCAGCCAGTTATTATTATCGGTAGGGTTATAAACATAAGTTGCTGAACTCGAAATTGCACCGCCAGTAACTGTGAAGACATCATCAACAATGGCTACTCTTTGGTAAGCCTGAAAGAAATCGTCGGCATCTTCAAGAGCAACAAAAAAGGAAATTGCGCCATCTCTATCAACAGGAAATTCGGCATATTCAGCCGGGATAGTATCCTTAGGCCAAGCAACATTATAATTATTCTGAATGTTTGAGCCGTCTTGAGTGATCGAGATTGTGTGAGGATTGCCGGTAAGTGAAGCTGTGTCAATAGTTGAGTTGAAGTTTATGGCAAAGCCGCCTGAAGTTTCAATCTCAACGCTCGCGCCAACATCACCAAGATTAGGAGCACCAAGAGCAGTGACTATAAAATCACCGCCTGTTCGTGAAGCAAGCGCCTCTAAAGCGGTCTGGATAGTTGCAGCAGTAGCATTATAAGCGATTACACCGGTAGTCTCTTCCGCGACAGTGATTGTAAAAGTACCACCAGTTGCAGGAACAGTTGCCGCAGTTATTACGGAAATTTCACCAGTGTAAGAAGTTACTCCAGCCGCTAAAGTTACTGGAGTCTCACCAGAACCATAAGGAACACATTTAAAATCAGAGCCTGTAAGTGATGACACGTCAAAAGGCTGACCGGTAGTATCTTCGTATATTAAAGTTAAGTCGCCGGATTGTCTGTTGATTAATTGGCCAGGAAGTGCCTTGAAAGTTTTAGTTTGTGAAGTGCCACCGACTATAACAGGGGCTTTGTACTGTGCAGTGATCATGTATCAGCCTATTGATTGTTTTTATATAGTATAGGAGTGTTTATTGATATTTTCAATGAATTGCCAACCTTCTATCGATCATGCTATTACATAAAAACCAGTGATTTGTAATTTACATCATATCTTTTTTTAGGTTATATTATTATCAAGGGCAAAATAAGGGCACTTTTTTTATGAAAAAGATACTGAATGAATTATTGATTCCATTAACATTATTGCTAATGATATCTGTCACAAGATTAACTTACATATGGGTGATGTCATGAAGAAAAAGAACTTCACTTTAATAGAAGTATTATTTGTTATTCTAATCTTGATAACCCTAATCGGAATATCTTGGGTAGCAGGTGCTAAAGTTATTCGGTCTCAAAATAAGACTAAAATGAAAGCCGAAGTAGCTATAATTGAATCCGCTATCAGGCAGTACAAAGAAAGATATAATACTTATCCTTTTAGTGATACTCAGCTCGTAAACTTTGCCGAAAAATTAAGCGATGTCCCTTTGAATGCCGGGTGGGAAGGCACTGTCAGGCCTATGTTCATTGACTACCGATCGAATAACATGTATACAAGTAATAATAATTACGATTCAAATGATGCAAGTGCTGCGACAGGGACAATCTTATTAGACCCATACGAAATTCCATATCAAGTTTTAGTAGTCTTGGATGATAGCGGGAATATAATAAAATTTACAGTCGTTTCAACTTCCGATATGTTTTAAGGCTCTTCCTCTTCATCAGGCAAGGTATTATAAATCATCGCTTCGACATTCGTATTATAATAATAGTCTTGACGCTTGCCGTCTATCGGGGAATCTCCCGTCTTTAATGATAATAAAAGCTTCTTAAGTATGGCCTTTCTTGTATCATTTGGGTTGCTTGGCCTTGGCGGTATATCTGCAAAATCATAAATAAACTCACCAGTCTCTATTCCGTATTCATGATGATTCTCTAATATAGTGTGGAAAAGCCAACCATCGTCAGTAATCTCAGAATTAACCAAATCAGGCCATTTAATTCTGACGTAATTTTGCTGCACTCCAACTACTTGAGGATACCCATTATCAAATGAACTGATAGTGATCTGCTCGGTCTCAACCGGTGTTGTTGAATCCTCAATATGATTATTAGTGACATATCCAGCACATGAAAATTCAAGCTCTACAAAATCACCTTCATCATTTACAAACGTATGAAGCACTGTATTAAATATTCTTTGATTAATGCTCGCTTGTGCGCTGTATGACATATCAGTGCCACCAGGGTCGTTCGCATCGCCAGTATTAATACGAGCGGTCTGAGAATCATTAATACTAAAATTAACCTGCCGCCTATTATCAACTTCTTCTGCAAACTCTAGATTTTCATAAGTATTTTTGAATGAGACATTTAAGAAGTCTTCAACCTTAAAGAACTCATTTTGTCCAGTTCTAGGAATGAAATCACTCTTATGCGGAGTAGCTGAAAGACCATCCTTGATTGAATGTCTCTTTAGGCTCCATCGAGAATTAGGTATAGAATCACGCTCAACATAAATAAAGACCTCTGAATAAAGCTTATACATTGCATTGAGCATACTAGCGCTTTGAATGTCCTTTAAACGCCAATCATCAAAAGGGTCAGAAAGTATATCATAATTAAGCTGACCAATCAATAGAATAAAATCAGCTTCGACAAATTGGCCTGTTTGAGTGATATAAACAGAATCAACAGAGAGAGGATCAAGGAAAACAGATTCTTTTACCCATGTGATGTTATTCATTAGTCGGCCATAGCCTTGAACTAACTCAGTAAGCTTTGAATAATTCCATATATATGGGCCTGCATCCATTGTCGTGGGGGGATTTGGATTCTCTGGCGTTGGCTCTTCCTGATCTTCTTCTGGAATATCGATCTCTGTTACAATTGGATCAATACGAGGCACTTCTACTATATTGGCCTTTTCATTATAGGCTTTTATATAGGTATTGATTAATTTAATATCAATTATGTATCCAGGTTCGAGCTCGCCAAGTGATTGACCGTCAACTTCTATATCATCCCAGCCAGCCATCAGTAAATTATCGGCGGTTCGATATAATAAATAAGCCTTGTTGTCGGTGGGTTAGGCTCTTCTTCTGTGGGCTCTTCAAGCTCATCCTCTGGAATATCTTCTGTATATGATTTAGATGAAAAAGTTTGGATTCCCAAGAGTGCATCGGTGTTAGAGGTTCCCTCAAGCGTCTTAATTAAAACATCTGTGGCAATCTCATTCTGGTCAGTGGGATTATCTAAAATAGCACCTGTATAAATGCCGGTTTCTGAATCAACAGATTGGATATCAAGTAAAGTAGTCGAAGAACCAGCACCAGTTTCAAGAACAAGCCATTGCGAAGTGTCCGAAAGTCCCGGGTAATACTGAAGCCGAACGATTTGATCAATATTTAAATCTGAAGGTGAAGTAATATTATTTGTGTATTGGATTGTGACTGTTGTCTCTGAGTCGCCAGCTCCGGTAAGTGTATCATAATCATAGACAGCACCATCTTCATTATCAACCCAGTCGCTAGTTTCGGCATCCCACTTAACCGCCATGCCTTTAGCAATCTTGGTCTCACCTTCGATTAGTTCTGTTATCTTTGCATAACGAGCACCGACACCAGCAATGACATCACTTCCGAAAGTGGATGTTAATGCCTCAGTAACTTTTACTGACTTGCCAGTTCTGTCTAAATCATTACGATTCGAGAATGCCCATGCGCCACCCATTAGGAACCCCCAGATAACTCATTGATTGATAGAGCTGGCGAATCTTGAAGCCTTACAGCCGGGCCCCAGTTAGAAACTTTAATGGTAACAAAATCATCCGTTTCATTAAATATTCCTGGATTCACTTGGTCGTCTTTATCGAGGAAAATTCCATTTGCATCAAGCTTATATTCTTCACTTGAGATTGTTCCTCCAGCAAAAGAAGGGGCAATACCGTTTGTATCGACACGGCCTTTTTGTACAAATGATTTGGTCAATGGTCCATCGTTAATTAATATCTCATAAGTTACTTGCCAGTAAAGATTACCATCAGCATCATATTGGTTTGTGCCGCTCCATCGCTGCAATAAACAATTATAGGCGGGGAAACTTTCCCCTAATATTACAACAGCGTTCTGATTTAACTTACCGGCATGAGCTTTAGAATCGCTTAATCTAAAATCTGATTCATTCCTAACTATTGTGACTTTCTGAATTGGGTCATTCTCTTCAACAATGATCTGAGTGCCGGCTGAGTTGGTTATTTGCCGATTTACGCCATTGACTTGAACCGTTTCTCTTTCAACAACTACAAGTCTATCAACAAAATCAGCGGTAATCTGTGGCTGTGCCTCAAGGGGATCATTAGAATTGCTTAAAGTGGTGGTGTTATTAGTGTAAGTGACAGAGGCTAAGAATTTAGACTGATCTGAGGTATTTTCTAAACGCTTGACCGATAAATTAACAGCCTTGACCGTTGGATCTCCAGCATTTTGAGTGCCTTCCGTGATACTTGGGAAGTCATAAGCTTCTACACCATCTCTCAATAGTGCCAAGACTGTTGATGGCGTTGCTTGACCATCTAATATACAAATCCAATCTTCACCAATACTGGTAGTTCTTCCGGTTGTTGTTGCCGCTGGCTGTGGGCCGTAAATACATAATTTTGTAATTGCCATTCTATATGTCCGCCGTGTTTACTGGATTTTGATTCGTTCCAATCTTATCAATACCGTCTTTGATCTGCCCCTGAACTGTAAGTTGATCTTGGGCAATCTTTTCCATGTTCTTTTCAATCGGTCTAGATGCAAATCGTAAAGCATCAGCTGAGCCAGCTTCAAGGGCTTCTGTTGGGCCGAGGTTGACAGGCTGAATTTTATCTTTGTCAGCCTTTGCGAAGTCACCAACCTTACCGAGTGTTTGAGCGAAAGCAGGATCTAAACCGCCGAATGGATCAAACTCTGTACCCATCCATTTATCAAGAGTCTTTATAAATTCTATATCTTTCTGATTGATCTTAAAGAATTGGCTACTCCCGCCTTTTTGAGCAGCGAGGATTTTATTTACATTATCAAAAAACAACTCTTGCGTCTTCTCATCTTTATCATCGAATAACTTTAAGAGTGACTTTCCGCCGCCAAATCCTTTCTTTAAAATCTCAAAACCTTTTTCTGTGAGGCCAAGCTTATCTCTCAACTCGTCTAATTTCTGCGCACCTTCTAGTTTTAGGGAAATTCCATTGAGCGCTTCAATCGACTTAGAGAACTTTTCAACTTTAGTGGCGGCCTTAGTAGTCTTATCAGAAAGATTCGACATCTCAGTTGCATCTGCGTCTAGGTTTTTTCTAAATTCCTCTCCATACCCAATAAGATCTACAAATGCTGCGGTTACACTAAATGCAGCATCAGAAGCAAAGATAAGAAATTCATTTCGGATAGTTGACAACTCAATGCCGACATCTTTTAACGGGCCGCCGACTTCCTTAAGTGATTTATTATATTCATTCTGCTGTCTTGTAGCATTCGCAATAGACTTAGTGGCGTTCTTCATTGCGCCCTCATGGAAAGTCTCTTGTAATGCCTTTGAAAAAGCTGGCAAGAATTCATTTGCAGCTAATTCGCCTGACTGCATTAACTTGTCAAGTTCTGTGGTACTAAGACCCATTGCATCAGCCGCAATACTAAAAGCACCAGGTAATCTTTCGCCAATCTGTCCGCGTAATTCTTCCGCCTGTACTTTTCCTTTTGATAAAATCTGTGAGAATGCAAGTAAAACACCATTAGTATTTTCTGCCGATAAAGAAAGAGCCGCAGAAGCTTCAGAGGCACCAGTAAATATTTCTTGGACTTGCTTGGTAGATAATCCGGCTTTTTTGCCTGATGCTGCAATCATTGAAAAGCCTTTACTGGTCGCAAGAAGGTCAGTGCCAAGTCGATTCGCAGTCTCGTCAAGGAATTCCATTTGCTGATTTGCTGCTCCAAGACTTCCAAATACTGTCTGCAATGCATTTTCAACACGTGTAAAAGCGTCTGATACATCAATGGCACTAACGGCAACATTCTTGAGTTTATTAGCAATAGCTAATCCAGCAACTAATTTAAAAGCATTCCCAAGATTGACGACATTTTTAGTAGTGGTCTTAGTCTGTTCACCCAAGCCTTTAAGTGCTTTTTTAGATTGCTTATTATCAACCCTGACTTTTAAGACTATCTCTTCAACTACTTTCGACATTTTCAGCTTCTCGCTTTCTCTTCTCGTTTAGAGCCATCTGGTTTTTATGCACATGGTCTTTAAGGCTCATCAATTGGTCTTCTTTGCTCAACTCATACCATTTAATGTCAGTATCTTTAAACATACGCTGACCGTTAAATTGATTTACTGAGCCAATATTCATCAAGTTATTATTAAATATCGTATCTCTTACGGAAGGCATAGGCTTTAGGCAGCTTCTTGCCATCCACCACAATACTTCATTATGGCTTATATATTCAGGATGCCTTTCTATACCAAGTAAATCAGTAATATTGCACTGTCTCATTTCTGCCATGTCAAAAAAGAATTGAGCCTCCACATTTTCGCGGAGGAACGCTACTTTTTTTCGTGTTCTTCTCCAGTGTCTTGATAGAGAGTAATATTCTTGTTAATGTCTTCTAATATCTCTTGGATAGGGTTTTGACTAATATCCTCACACCATTCATTGAATTGATCGAGGTCAGTAAAGAACCGCTTACCATCTTTATTACAAAGAAGCTTAAATATAAGATAATCATGTGCATCATTATAGCACTCTTGCGTGACTATCTTAGCGACTTCAGGGCCAGAAAATACCGCAATAGCAGTCTTCTTTTCCATTGTATCGACTATGCTTCTAAATCTTGCCGTATCAGCATGGCTTAGCGCCCGAAGATACACAATTTTCCCTTTCATACTCTTCAAAGTTAATTTCCTAACTTCAGTATCAAGAAAAGCCTGTGTAAAATCTTTGGGGCTTAAGTCCATTATACTGCTTCTGGGCTAAATGTTGGAGCGCCTTCCCATACCCAAACAAGGTCATATACATTGCGTACATTCTGACCACTTTTTTCGGATGCAGATTGCAAGAAAGCTGTGCCGCTCAATGTTGCTTTAGTGGCATTGCCTGTATTGCTAATAGGATAAGCAAAAGTAAGCAAGCCAGAAGTTCCAACAAGACCATTAACATCGACTGTAAAATCGGCTAATAGCGTTGCTGTTGGGTCTGTTTGTTCTTTTACATCACCAGCACAATACTCTGCGTCTGTAACGCCAGCAGGTGTTACGTTTACTTTTGCTACGGTTGCACCATCTGTTGTTCCTGGCTCTGCTAAATATGAACCAGCCAAGCCAACGAATGTTACATCAACTGCGCCTACTCCTAACGACATAATATGTCTCCATTTTTTTTATTTAAGATTAGTTATATACTTTCTGATAATTGATAAAAATATCTTTTCTTCTGTAAACAGTATCATAGGTCGTATCGTCTTCGATAGTCTGCCTTGAGCTCATATCCTCGAATAATATCATCCCTTGTTGACCACCAGTCGGCCAAAGCTTCAATTGTTTACCTGTTGTTTGATCTCTAAAAGTGTCCCTGATAATGTCTGATACTCTTGAAAGAGAGTATAAATCTAAATCACCTAAGCCAGCATCAGCGAATATACGAACAACGACAATACCAGTCTCTGTGTAATCTGGACCTATTGCTGTCCCATAACCAACAAAACTATCTCCTGAAGCCTCAATAAAGACCTCACAAAATGGCCCACCGCCGCTATCATTCCCTAAGTCATAATTCTTATCTCTGAAAATAGTGTAAATCTCAGCGCCGGTTGGCTCGCTAACAAATCCGTTAGCCTCAAAGAAATCAACAATTCTAGTGACTGTGTCTAAACTCATTTAATAGCCTTCTTGACAGCTCGTCTTGATATCTCTTTTGCCTTTACAACATTTATCATGAACATACCTAAAGGGGCTTGCTTTGACTTGCCATTCTCTAATCCGATTATATAACCTTCGCCGGTAAAATTGCCCCGTTCGTCTTCGCCCTGAACAGCATTAGAAACATAAATCATTTCTTTTAGCTTTATGCCTTTAACATCTTTTCGGGCTCTATTCACAGTCGGTGAAGCGGTGCTTGTTCTGTCCAAAAATTTAACTGGTCTAAGATTAGGGCTACCGCCTCTTAAGATCCAATTGCCCGTAGCTCTGCCGGTATCAATTGGAGTATCCCGAGCAAATTCCTGCAACATACTAACGGCAAATTCACCCTTGTAAGCTACTGAATTAGCCTCAAGAGTATCTGCTATAAGTTTATTTGCTTTATCGAATGGGTTAGGCATCTTTCTTTTTCTTGCGAGTATCTTTAATAATCCCGTTGTCCATCCAAGAAGCTTTCCAGGATGCAGGTATTTCAAACTTGAGCGGAGCCGGTTCTTTTTTACGGCCAGCACTAAATTCGCGGTCTAGGTTTTCCAAAGAAAGCTTTAAATCTTTAGCCATCTTAAGAGTTGCCAAGCGCCTTTGTTGCTTTACAGAGACAGAATATCTTTTACCATTGAGCAAAAAGGTGTGATCTTTAATAAATTCCGCGCTATACATCGCCATTAGTACCAATTCTCCACAGACCTATAAGGCATTAATAAATTTTGATAGTTTTCGTTGAATGATTCGGTCGAACTTTCGGTGATCTTATTGCCAAATCTAACCTTTTGATCAATCTGAACTGATAAAGCCTGGATAATAGTTCCAGGAACATCGGCAGCAAGTAAACCATAACCGGCGATGACTTCGATTCTTACAGCGTCAACAGTTCTAAGGTTGTTCATGGTCGGCGAATAAGTATCATTATAAACTAACATGCTTACATCTGACAATTGATTGCCGGATAGTCTGTAATTGGATGCAGTTTCAACAGTGGCAGTATTAAACTGGTCGTATTTCGTTACTTCAACGATGGAAGAAACATTGAATGTAGAAAGCGTGATTGACTTATTATAAGCCTGTAGACGGTCGGAATATTCAAGAGCATCGAGGTAAATGTACCAAGACTGATCTATCAATTTACGGCCTATATATTCCTCTAAATACTGTTGTTCAGGAATCAATAAAGAGGTAATTTTACCATCATAACTAGAAGTATTTTTGAAGGCGTAAGTCTTTACATCGGCCAAAGTTACGGCAGGATTTACAATTGGGCCAGTTTTTAACTCGATTCTCATTATCAACGCCTATTAATATTTTTAATTATTATACCCTCTTATATCATTTTTTTCAATACACAAACCTAAGCATAAAAAAGGCCACCACCTCGAAAGATGATGGCCTTGGATGTTTAATTATTAATTATCGATTAAGATATAATCAAAATCAATTGAAACACGGGCACTTCCTGAACCGGTTATTCTTTGAGCCTCACAGTAGATATCAGCGTACTCTTCAAACTTTAAATAAGTTCTAGGCTGAAACGTCTGAGCACCGCTAAAGTCTTCAATCTCCCACTCAACATAACCTGCTCTGAACGGTGTTGTAACGTCATTGGCCGCAGCAACGTGCTTGATTCTTACATCTGCGCTATCTGCCTGACCGACAGATACAAGAATGTTAGTGATATATAAGGTTTTGCCTTGTGGAACTGACATAATAGCCTGTTCGGTCGTGCCAGCATCAGCATCAATATAGCCCATAATAGCAGCACTGGTCGTCTGCTCAAAAGTAATTGCCCCAGTATTGTGGCCGTGATATGTTCCTATATTAACAATTCTGGCTCTTAGTAATCTAATACAAGTCGCTGTGGTTGCTAAACTTGCTGAGGCTCCAGCCGTTACAATAGTCTCTGTAACCTCATCCCAGTTACCATCTAAGAAAGTAACCTCCACTGTTTGGGCACCTGCGCCAGCCGTATCATCCGCAGCATTACCGCCAGCTTTAATACGTATAGTCTCTGCTGACTGTGCTGGTATCCAATCCGCAGTATAAGTCCAAAGAGTTTCAAAAGCTCCGGTGCCGACAGTGTTATTGTGCCCAAACTTTCTACCTGCTGTTTGATAATTCAAGAGACCAAAGTTTCTATCACTATCGGCGGAGTTGATTACTCGCTGAAGACCAACATCGTTATATTTATTCAGTATCTGTGTTGATCTTGAAATTAAACCTCCGCCAGTAGTAACCGATAATAAAGTAGTGAAGTTAAAGGACGTTGTGGCTGTTGTCCCATTCGTGTATACTACTCTGAAGTAAGTAAGGATAGGATTTAATGTATGCACCGCTCCAAAGTTAGTTTGCAGGGTATTCGCCTGAGGAGGTACGGAAATGCTTCTTTCAACCGTTGAAGCATCTGGACTAAATTGTAGAAAGCATGAAGCTCCCTGCTTATCGGCATCATAGGAAACTCTAATTTCTGAGTAATTTCTTACATCTGTCCACGTACCTGTAAAAACTCCAGATATGCCCAGATTTACTGAAAGGGTATTATTACTGTCAATACCATTAGCAGGTAGATTTACATAAGCACCATCTGCGTTTGCTCCAGTTCCTACCGACTTGACAATCTGAACATCAGTTTCACCATTAATAGTGTCATTAGCTTGTTGAAGTAATCCCAACTGTTGAGCATTTGAATACTTAGTTTGAAGTTGGAAATGTCCAGTTTGTGCGGTAGTGCCATTTGTATACTTTACTCTAATGTGAGTTTCAACGACATTCCATAAATGAGGTAAATCAAAACTAGCATCTGCCACCACGAAAGGAACAGAGTTGACAGTTATTCCGCCATCTTGTGAGGATTCAATGTAAAGAGTCCCGTCTGTTGAATTATCGCCTTTAATAGCCACCGCTACGGTAGCAAAAGCAGTGACATCTTCCCAAGCACCGGTAAAAGTTGCTGATGATGTTAACAATACCTTTGTACTATTGCCGGTCTCGTCTGCGCTTATCTGGTGAGTTGTTAATCCTGAAGTAATTTTAGACATTTTAATGTTCCCTTAGAATAAGTACCAAGTATCAACACCATTGGATAAAAAATACCCAGAGAAGCCATTACTTGAAATTATTGTTGATGTTTGACCTGTTGCTGAATCTACAATAGTGTCAGACCCTGCCCGATTGATGGTGATGTTTCTAACACTGGAATTCCCGCCGATATCTTTGAAAGGTATTTTGAGTTTTCCTAAACTAGCAGCGGGCAATGTTATACTGATAGTCACTGAAGTACTATCAAAAAGCATCACACCATCTGTTTTTAGAATAGCGGTAGGACTGGCAGTAGTGATAATCCTCTGAGCTGTTTCGATATCTGGCAGTGGTTTGACTATCTGATCATCTATATCAACGGTAGGAACTACCGCCTCGAAGATATTGTCTGTGTCATCCCCGGT